TCATCGAGGATATTCCAGCGACCCGACGGCAGCCTTTGACCGAACACCGCAGCAGGTGTCAAACCAAAGTCCAGACCAATATGTATTGGGAGCGTTGGGTCGACTTGAATGTCTTCTGTTGACATTACCGAGTCATCATACTCCGGCCAAACCGGACGCCCCTCCTGTACATACACATACTCACCGCCGGCATAACAGCGAATCCAGTCGAGGTTCTTGCCACCGAGCTGCTGATCGTAGTAGCCGGGTGGCAGGTTGTTGATGTTCTCTGCCTTGGGGTTCACCTTCCAGAACTTCTGTGCGGCTGGGATTCCTTCGGCGTCGTCGCGATTGGTTTCGATCACGCCGCCCGGTTGCTTAAAGAACTCCCACTTGTACTTGCCGCGCACTGGCTCTTTCTCACTGAGGCGATACCACCAGTGGTCATCGTCCATTGGGTTGGTGTCCATCCAGATACCACGCCAAGGACAACCGCCGTTGCCTTTGGTTGGATAGCGGCCCACACGGTGTGTGAGTCCTTGTACGACAGCTAACGGCAGCTCTCTGGCCTCATTCACCCAAGCGCCGGTCAATTCCAGAGACAGCAGTTTCCTGACATCCTTTGGCTGATCGAGCGCCATGAAGATTACCTCACAGTCGATGCCGGCTGCGTCCCCTCGCGCCGGTAGCTTGATGTGATGACTGATTGGTGGTGACCAGCGCATCGGACCCCAGACATTCTCTGGGAATAGTTCCAACCAAGTCTTGATGGTTGTAGTGCGCAGCTCTGGGTATGAGTTCCTCACGATCACGAACCGAGAGTAGCGGATACCGTCCTTCGGCGATGGCGGCTGCTTGACGGCACGCAGCATGATTTCGGCGGCGCAGCCGTAAGACTTGCCTGACCCCACCGGCCCCATCAGGCCCCTGACAAACGAATCATCATGCAGAAACTTCCAAGTGGTCGCCGCGCCAGAGAAATCTAGGCTTAACCCACCAAGCGCCTCGTCAGAAGAGATCTGCTTGGTCGTCGTCCTTCTTCGGCGTTGGGTCGATCGTTGGCTCTGATCCGTCGCTTGCTTCGCTCTCGCCATCTTCTAATACCTCGTAAGTGGTCACTTCTGGACCTTTCAAATTGATTCCTAAAATACTTGGACGCGAATCAGTATCGCTGTTCGGTTCGTGCAGCCCGTGATACCTAGCTAACACGCGCAGAGCTGAGAGCTTGTCGTGCATCTCAACCTCGATTGCGTTGCCGTACTGATTCGGTGTGACCTTCACCTTCTTGATCGCCTTCTGGACGTGTGGCGGGATATCTTTCGACGCAAGTAACGCCATGCCTCCCGATTGCGTCCACTGCAATACATCGGTCACGTTGGACGCAGCGATCGCTTGTAGCTCCTGTTTGACGGCTTCCTTTTCGTCGTCAGAGCCGATGGCTAAAACTTTACGCGCCTCGCGCACTGTCATCTTGGACATTGCAGTGTACCTCTTTGATTTCATCCATATCGGCGAATGTTAGAAACATGGGAGCGCCCGGCCCCATGACCAGTGGCAGGATGATGTTGTCGAAAAACTTGATCGACTCATCGAACGTCAGATCCATGTCTGCTTGCAGCTTGCCGTAGATCTTTGCTGTGTCGTACACCAATCGATCGGGTTCTCCGCAGCCGAACGCTATCCCTGCGACGCAACTGTCAAATCCTTCCAAGCTGATCATGGTCATAACTTTCTCGCGATCTCCAATAGCGTTTCTTCGGCTTTCAGCTCTTCTTGGTATTCGATCTCTTCAAGATAATCAATCATTTTCTGGATAAACCATTTGGCCTTGTTGAGATCATCCATGCCGCCTTTCTCCTTCCAGCGCCACAGATACTTGATTGCTGAGCCGGTAGCGTATGCTTCTGCGCCGGATAGGTTTTGTACCGCTGCTTCAATTGCCTCGATACACTCCATGCCGTCGCGTTGATAGTGGTCTGGGTTGATGATGTCTTTCATATTACGTCCTCCAACGGATTTCTGAAAAATTTTGAGCGGAACCCCCTATACAGGGCGGCGGGGGCCGGGGGGCAAGGGGTGCGATCGATGGCGCGGGCCGACTTTGACCGCGTGATCGCATTTAACATAATCACCGTTATGCGCATTTATGTTCCTTTCTTATACAGTCCGGCCCACTTTGCAACCTGATCCAGTGTTATCGGCGGAGTGCGTCCAGTTCGCAGCCCGTCTTTCACCATCGCAGTGGTCGACTCCCTGACCTCATCGGCTGTAACGCCCAGCGCGTGCAGCTTTGCAGCTGTCGGGAAGCTGGGTTCTGATAGCCTGACAGCTCCGGACGCCCGCTCGACAGCCGCCCGGAATGTGTGTGCGAGTATCTGAAAGTCTGCTTTTCCATCCCCCGGACCCCCTGTCTTGTTATGCGTTTCCTCTATTTGCGTTACTTTGCCGTCAGCAATGCCATAGTCAACGTCCATAATCGCCGCACGCGGTGCGAGAAACTGCTCTTTGGTTGGCAATGGATCTTTCTCGCCAAACATGACTTGGTAGCGGTTTGTAGGCCGCTTCCCTTTCTGAATGATGCCCCAAGGGTATTGCTTCGGCTCCAGCTTCCTGACGTAGCCGGCAGCGATCAGCTTCTTGATGTTTCGCAGGATCGTGATCTTTGACACGCCAAGATGGAGCGCCAGCGTTATTTGTGACGGCCAACAGATCCCGTGGCCGTTTGTATGGATGCACAGAGCTGCCAGCACCCGAAACGAAGTCGGATGCAGCGATGCATCTTGAACGGCGCGAGCTGGCAGGACCGAGTAGCGCCTGATCTTTGGCTTTTCTTTCGGGTAGTCCGAAACCTTCACATAATCGCCATTAAAAAGGGATTTCGTCATCTATTTGCTCCCGATTGTGTTTGAACTCTACCGACTGCAATTCAGCACCCGGAAACGCTTGTTTAATCTCATTAGGCTTGGCCATCGCTTCAGATGACAGCACCCGCACGATTTCTTCCATCGTGTAAACCACTGGATCTTTTCCTTTCATCAGCGGCAACACTCGCTGCATATCCATTTGATCATTCACAAAATAGAAGTTCCTGCCATCGATCCGGCGATACAAATAAAAGACATCATCCGGCTTATGCTTCGCGCTTATCTCTTGGTCCACGACTTCCAGCCCCTTCGTTAGGTTCTGGCAGCACTTCACGATCAAATGGTGATCTCGGTCCCTTACTGCATCTAAGTACCTTTCTCGCGCTGCACGCAGCTTCTGGGCCGTCTCTGGTGAGCAGATCTTTGCCCACACATACCAGCCCCATTTTTTATTCATTAGATTCTCAGCTGCATGATAAGCGTCGACAGCCGGCTGCCATGTTTCCTGCTTAACCGACACAGAAGAATAAGGTTTTTTCATACTTCAACCCCCGCACTGAAATCCGCACCGCACACGCACATCCTTAGAGAGATGTGCGGTGTGTGCGCTTGGTGCCAGCTGGTGTGCGGGAATGTGCGCTTATGTGCGCTTTTCTCGAAACCCGCGCCCAGCAAGGCTTTCAGCGCTTCACAAAATGTGCGGATTGTGTGCGCCCATGTGCGAATCCGCACATTCCCGATGTGCGCCCCATTCTTAAAAAAGCCCATTTTCATCCCCCGAATCCGTCTCTTTTTTGAACCGCAAAACCTTCCCAGCTTTCTCGCTGATGATGTTCCCGGAGTCGATCAAGGCATTGAGTGATCGCACCCATGCCATGCGCCGACGCTTCTTTGCCGCTTCGTCATCGCCGTCGATTCCGCCCTCATGTTCCAGCCAATAGATAAACGAATCACGCGCAACGCCTTGGTTGATTACGTCACCCTCTAACGCATCCCGGCAACAATTGAACGCCTTCAGCTGCTTATCGGATAAGCTGGTCTGTTGGTCTGGCCTTTGATCTGTTGGCTGCAAATAAACAGACGTCTCTCCGCCAATGGTCCCAGCTTCGGCGTTCATCATTTCGTAAAACAGATCCTCAGCCGGTTCAGCGTCTTTCTGTTTCTGTGTGACGACCGTCAGGATGCTGCCCGACTTCTTGACCTGTATCGATGTATCGACAGCGCCCAAGAGTGCAGACGATCCGCGCATACCCTTCGCGCCGTCTTTCCCTTGGTGATGGATACCAATAACCGCGCAGCCGATCGCCTCCCGCAGGATGTCGCATGCCTTAACGAACTTGCCGACGTCTGTTGCGCTATTCTCATCAGCCCCCAGCAGCGCTCTGGCCACTGTGTCGATAACAATCAGCGAGAACTTGCTGCCGCGCTGCTCTTCTTTCTCTTCAATCGTCGCAATCAACTTCTCTGTATCAGCTGGCGACGTCATGTTCACAGCTGTTGGCAGCACATCGAATGGGATCTCTTTGGAGTCGACACCGCTGCCGCGATACTCGACCCAGACCTTGATCCGCTTGCCAAGACCGCCAACACCTTCGCCGGCAATGTATAAAACGTCGCCCTGATCTGTTGGCCTTCCATGAAAATCGCGTCCGATCGCGACAGATAGCGCAATATCAAGCGCCAAAAACGTCTTACCGCATCCCGGCGGCCCGTACATCACAGAGAAACCGAACCGCGTGAGCAAACCGTCAACCAGCCACTTGACCGGTGGCATGCTCATCAATGAATCGATACTCATGGTCTGGAATATTTCTCTTTTCTCGACTTCGATCTCGCCGGGATCAGGCAGCTGCTCGGCAATCACCTGCGCTGCCTTAACTTTGGCAATCAGCTGTTCCTTCGTCTTACCTGAGTCGATCCAATCAACCACGTCGCCTTTCGCTTTCAGCTCTGCGCTGAGATCCAGCAGCCTGATCTCTTCAGCAACTGGCAGCAGCTCATTGATGACCTTCGCCGCATGTTTGTGGCCGGCTTCGTCATTATCAGGCACGACGACAACCTTGCGGCCCTTAAACCATTCGTTGAGATCTTGGGACCAATTCCCTGACCCGCCGTTGTTTGTAGTTGCAACAATATCCAGATCTCTGAGCCTTTCGACGCATTTCTCGCCCTCAACTACCCAGACCCAGCGCTTCGTTCTGTGTAGCACTTCCGGAAGGTTGTACGGCAGCCGCTTGATTTCTTTGATGCTATTGACCCAGCCGCCTTGCCCGTCAGGACGCCGCTGCCTGAATGTCTTGCTGCCGTCTGCGAAATCGGTGCGGATGACCTGATATTCCAGAACACCATGCGCACCGATGTAATCGAAAACTGTAATTTTGTTCTTATCCTTCGGTATGAAGCTGGGATCTCTCGCCATGCCGAACTTCTTTTCTAGGAAGTCAGCCAGATGCCCGTTCGCTTCTGGATACGCCATCTTGCAGAGATCAGTAAAGCCCCCGCTCTCATTCGTTTCGTGGTCAGTCCAGACACCTTTGTCTGTGTCGACTGACTTCGATCCCTTGCTACCGAAACGCAGCTCGCTGCCGTGAGACAGTGTTTTATTTTCGTCACCCCACAGATCTCGCGCCACTTCGGCTATGTGTTCGCTGTATTTCATATTAACCCCATAAAAAAAGCCCCCGTTTCCGGGGGCATAAAATCAGAACTCCCAATCGCCCCCGTCCGATGAGGCTTCCGGCTGGGGTGCTGCCGGCGGTTGCTCTGCTACTGGTTCAGGAGCTGGCGCAGCTTCCTGTTCTGGTTTGTCCTGCCATCCCTTCAGCTCAAACTGCGGCACGCGAGTTTGACCTTTTCCGACAGCTGTTGCCTTTGACCCGCTGCAAGCAACCATCGCCATTTTATTTACGTTGCTTGATGCGGCGTTATGAATTGACGGCCACACGGCTTCAAGCCCCATCTTGGGACCGGAGCCGGTGCTGGTCCACTCCCGCCAGCCGTAATCCTTGATGTAAACCATCACACTGAAACCACGCTTGAAGTCTGGATCTGGCTGCCGGCCCTTCACTCCCGGACGCTCATCCCATACCCACTCAGGCGCTTGCCCTTCGGCAATCTTGCCCCAGCCAGTTTTTAAACTGTCTGGATCAATACCCATTCCTTTGAAATCGATTTCGTCACCATCGACGAGCCACTGGTTCAAAGAAGGCTTAAAACGGAAATACTCCGCAGTGCTATCTGATAGTCCTAACATTTTTACTATTCCTTTTCCTGCTCACTATTGAGCTGTTCACGAACAACGCCGCAGAACAAACCCCAAGAGATTTGCGCCGCAGCTTCAAAATCCGATTGATCAAAACAATCGGAACCGAGGCCGGCCCAAGGTATAAAAACCTGCACCGGCTTTCGATCTTGCTTCACAACGAGACACGGCTTGCAGCCTACGGCTTCCGCCTGAGTGACTGTCTGCGTCCAGAAAGTGCGGTAATCAGCTGGCGAGCATGAAGCGTATCGCTTGCACTCGATCGCCCAACCGGGAACACCGATCAAGTCGTGACCGCCTTCAGCTGTCTGCATGAGATTTCTCTTTGCATCGAACCCAAGATCGTCGCGGATCATGTGAACCACTTCACGCTCAAACGCTGCGCCCTTTCTTCTGGACATGCCGCCCATGTATCCCCCTGCCTGATAGTTTTAGATCTCGATCATAGGGATGAGTTATCACCCTGCAAGATATTTTTTTGTTGACATAGGGAACGGCTGTTCTGTATAAGGGGGTCTGGCTTCGGCCAACGGGGAAACCGTCCCCGAAAATCAGCTAGGAGTGGATTGGATGNAAAAGACATCGATCAAGTGGGCAGACATCAAGCGCCTCGCGGCATTGGCCGGGGTGACTGTGCGCCAAATCACTGACATGGACGGCGATTACTACGATTATTTCGACATGGAATTCGAGTGGTTGAGTCAGCCATGTAAGATCAGCGTGCAGCTGCATCGTCAAGACTGCCTTGATGGCGAATACAAGAAAGGCGACTTTGCTGCTTTCTTTTTCTTTCAGGGCCCAGCTGGTCAGCATCAGCGTCGCGAGTACGACACTGACGTATCCAGCCGCCTAGCAATCGGCGCCTTCGGTTATCTAATAGCCGACGGCGCTTACTAACCTTTAATCATTGGAGTGAGAACCATGGAAAACACAGTAGAAAAAACATTCAACGGCTGGCCTTCATATGAGGCGTGGAATACCGCGCTTTGGCTTAACAATGACGAGAGCCAGCACAGCTTAGTTTGCGAGTTTGCTGAGCAAGTTGTTTATCACCAGATAACAACTGATCAGGCCGCCGATTATTTGATCTGCGCATTGCCTGACCGCACCGGCGACGGCGCTGAGTGGGACCGTGACACAGTGAAAGATCTGATTCACGAACAGTTTGTCGAAATGTTGGAGCATAGCTAATGAGCAAGCAATTTTTCATCAGCACCGGCGACAAAGCAGGGTTCTACACCCTGCGCGTCGTAGTGCCTAAGTATGTTGGCGGCCAGTGGATCGACGGCAGCGATTACCTTTGCACTCTATCAACCGACTGGGATGCAGCTGTCCAGAAAGCTCGCGAGTATCTGCGCGAGCATTACCCCGACGCCGACACGAAGCTGTATGGCGACGAGTTCAAGCTGCACGACATCCAGCGCCGCAAGTCTGAAGACCTTGCAGCCGAGCGCGAAGCTGCCGAGCAAGCAGCCATTCAACGTGAATACACGCGAGCCGCCGAGAATCGCCTTGCAATCGCGACAGCGTTTCGAGATGAGCGCATCACGTTTGGAAAGTTTGGGCCGCAAGGCACTGGCANAGGCATGACCTTCAAAGCAGCTGCCGATCAGCACATCGATTACTGTCGCTGGATTCGGTCCAAAGCCGAAGAGATTGCGTTCGATCTCAACGCTGACAAGCACCCGCAGATGCTCAACCGTTTGGAAGTTTGCGCCGTTGCGTTCGTTCGTTGGGCTGAGTACCACGGAATTGATTTGTCAGAGCCAGAAGTCAGCAGCATCCACGTCGGCACTGAAGGCGAAAAAGTTGAGATGTGGCTAACTGTTGAGCGCATCAAAGATTCGCACTTCACTGCACCAAATGGCGCGACGTCATACAGCTGGATGCATTTCTGCAAAGACGCAGCCGGCAACGTCATCAGCTTTAAGACAGGCAGCCAGACGTTCGACGACGTGCAGACCGGCGACACGATCAAAGTCAAAGGCACGATCAAGAGCCACTCAGAGTTCAAAGGCATACCGAATACATGGCTGGGCCGTGTGAAGTGTGTCGAGCATCAACCAAAGGAGCAGACAGCATGATCCACCAAGAGCCGAATTGGGCCAACCATTTGCGGATGTACCGCGACAGAGTAAACGGAGGCGGCTGCATGGTCGTCTCTGTCACCCCATACGCTGACATGTTTGCGCGTGCAGACGTTTGGTTCGATGAGGTGCGCGACATCTGGCGCGTCACCGTGTTCGATAAGTCTGGCCGAATTGTCGGCAAGGATGACGAATACGAAACCAAGTCGGAGGCAGTCGATACCGTTATCGGGTACATCGATTCGGGCCGGCTGCCAACTGCTCGCGTCTTCACCAAAGACGAAAAAAGCTGGTTCGATATAAAGGTGAGCCGATGAGCCGCCCAATCTATGAGAAGGCCCAAGACCGGGCCAACGAACTGGACGTCGCGACTCGCATCGCGGCGGCCCACTCCCTCAATTTCTGCAAGCTGCCGCGAGCATACGCCGCCGACTATGCGTTCTTACGCGAAGGCCGCTGTGTGATCGTCGCAGAAGTCAAATGCAGGACAAACGCAGCCGACGCCTACCCGACTTATATGCTGTCAGTGTTAAAGCGTTATAGCGTCAGACAGTTAGCTTATGAGCTACACGCGCGCCCGCTGCTGGTCGTTCGGTTTACTGACGCGCTGCTGCATATCAATCTCAACGAAGAGCCGGACAGCATCGCCGAAGGCGGACGCACTGACCGGAATGATTCGCAGGATGTCGAGCTAGTCTGTCACTATGGCATGCACCGGCTGACCCCTATCCCAAACGTGGAGGTATAAACAATGGAACTACATATTGGCGCAACTGTTTCGCTGGCTGGCGGCAAGATTGCTGGAAAGGTAAAGGCATACAATAGCAAGACTGTCACCCTGCACACGCAGGAGGGCAAAACTGTACGCGTATCGCGTAGGCTTATCGAAACTATTATGGAGTCGTTCGTATGAGTGAGTGGTTTGCAATCGCGGTGTTGTTCACCGTGACCTATGGCGTGGCAATCGCCGTGTCTGTTGTAGTCGATAAACTACTGCGCCGTTTCTGCGGTCGCGGTATCTGGCCAAAGGATTATTTCAAATGATCAAGGAATACGCGCAGCGCTTCACGCTGCAAGGGGATGAGTTGGAGGCGATCTGGGTCCACGAACCTCAGTCTGATATTCCAGAGGTGTGGACGCTGCAAGAAGTCGAGGGGCTGGATAGCACAACTTGCCCGGATGAAATATGGGAAGCAGCTGAAAAGGAATTCGACCCGAGCGCAATGACAGAGGTCCACCCAGATATGGATTTCGAGGGAATGATTGAAGAAGAAGAGAGGCTAAAAAATGGTTGGTAAAGTCACCACAATTCAGCGCGCCAGCGCTTCACGCATCCCGGCAATCATGGGGCATAACCCATACAGCACGCCAAACGATGAGCTGGACCTTTCAATCCGAGCGCGGAAAGAAGGCGTTCACCATTACGAATCGCAGACCTTTGAGGCAGCAGACTGGGGCAATGATTTAGAAGACTTGATCCTAACGCGCGCAGCCGAGCGCCTTGGCCTTCAAAATCTCAAACTGGTCTGGCCAGTTCCATTTGATTACAAAGGGATTTTACAGGCGTCGCTTGATGGAGGGGCGAGCGCCGAAAACCTCAAGCTGGAAACTGATCCGGACAGAAAAATTTTCGTTTTTACTGATGATGGAAAGATCACTCTGGATGGAAAAGGCGTGCTTGAAGCGAAGCTAACGAGGGTGTCCCCATCTGACACCCCTGCTTTATATCGCGGCCCATTGCAGCTGCAAGCGCAAATGCTCTGCACCGGCGCACAGTGGGGTGTGATTGCAACACTGTATCAAGGCGTCGAGTTGTACATGTATGTGTACAAATCCAATCCAGAGATACAGGATCAGATTATCAAAGCGTGCGCAGACTTTGAGCGACGCATCGAGTCGGAAGAATATTACCCGGCGCTGTCGGCAGCTGAAGCCGTGAAGATGCACCCAGACATTGAACAGGTTGAGATCGAAGCAGACGAAACGCTGTCTGAAAAGATCAGCCAGCTTGCTCACATCAGGTCAGAGCTGAAAGCATATAAGGCGCTAGAGGAAGATCTGCAAGTCGACATTATGAATATGATGGGCGACGCAACGACGGCATACGCTGGCAGCTTCAAAGCAGTCTGGCCGATACGCCACATCAAGGCAAAGCCGGCTCGGATCAAAGAGATCGCAGCTGTCGAAGAGAGCTGGGAGCGCGGACAGACTCTAAAGGTTGATGGCATATGAACCAGCAGCAGCAAGAGGTAATTGTTGAGATGTACAAAGAGGGCGCATCTTACTCAGTCATTGCCAAAGAGATCGGCATCAGTGATCACATTGTTAAACACTGGGTGCGCAGCAATAGAGTCGAGCATGATCTTCCGCGGCGTCGGAACCTAGCGGAAAAGGCCGGAGGTCTGTCGACATCTGCTTGGCTAGACAGCAAGTGGAACATTGAGCGCGGCGTTGAGCTGATATCGAGGAAGTGGGCATGACAGACAATCCGTATTGGCAGAACCATAACCACCGCCGTCTCGATCCAGAAGATGTGCTGCTGATTCGTCAGCTGCATGATGAAGGTCTGAGTCAGGTAGAGATCGCAGAGAAGTTTGAGGTCACCAAGTCTCACGTCAGTAAGATCGTGACCAGAAAAGTATGGAGGCATTTGCGAGATAGTAATGCCTTTGCATTACCTGCTTAGAGGAAGGAGAAGAACACATGAAGATAACGATTGAAATGGAAGGTAAGCCAGAAGAGTTTCAGGAAGTGTTTGTCCCATCAGACAAGCAGACTGAATTTATGAATATGACTTACGACGCTTATTGCGACGCACTGAAGAAGCTGGTCTGGGAGCAGATTGATCCGCATAAGTTTTTAAGGGGGAGAGCAGATGCCAAGAGTTAAGAGGGATTGGCCGCAGCAGGATGTTGAGGTGTTGATAGCCATGCGTAAAGACGGCGCGAAGTTTAAAGAGATTGCTGATGTGCTTGGCAGATCAGTCGATCAGGTGAAGAGCTATGTCCAGAGCCGCAGGGAAGACCTTGGCATTGAGCAAGTTCAATCCCAGCCGTCAGTCGAGAACCGAGGCCGACTGAGACGTGGCTTTGAGTACGAATGGTTAGGCGGCGTGCAGCCCTTCCACTGGGCTATCACGAAACCTTGGGGGAAGAGTCATGCTAAATAGCGGAAGCCAGCAGCTGATGGAGTTCTTGGAAACGTACATCGGCGCAAACGGGTACGCACCAACGTACCAAGAGATGATGGACGGCGTTGATGTGCGCAGCAAGAACACTGTGTTCAAACGTCTTGAGTCACTTGAGAAAGCTGGTATGATCCGGCGTCTCGCAGGAAACTCAAGAGCGATACAAATCCTCCAGACTTCCTGATAGACTGGGGCGACTAGCGATTCTCTCACTCCCGCTAGTTCCCTCACCCGGTCCAAGCTAACCGGGAACCCTTCAGCCCCGTCTTCGGACGGGGTTTTTTATTAAGCGCAGTTGGATACTAGATTGTTTCTCTTGATTGAACCTTGCTGCCTTGCGCCGGTTCTGTCTTTTGGTGAGAATCTGTACGTTATCCGGTACGTCGAGTCCGCAGACCTGAGCATGAATCAGAGGGATGATGTGGTCGATCTCGTGCTTCACACCAGTATTGAGAGATAGCAGCTGTGCCTCAAGTCGTAGCCGCCGTAATTCCTTAGCGCCTTGACTGGTTGCGACTCTTGCCTTTCGCTCAAAATATCTGCGGCGCGCAACGCCTTGCTTGTGGTTTGCTGATTGAGCATAGCGCTTGGCTCTGTCTCTTTTATACTGGCGATAGGCTTCGTCTCCGTAGTCTTGCCAATAGCCTTGCTTCGTTCGCTCTCGATTGCGTATGCGTAAACATTCGCGGCAGTTCTTGTTCTTAGCGAATCGCTCCGACAGATGGCCATGCTTGCATGGTTTGCCGGTGAAATAATAAGTGACACCTTGTCTAAGCGCCTCTGCCTTGGACGCTGGAAATTTCCTTTTCTCCATTGCCCCGTCTCATTCAGTAAGACCAGATAGTCGGTCGAGGGAAACCGTCGTCAGTTTCCAAGTCATCCAAGTGAATGAATCGGGAACCGTAGGAACCTTTTTGTGCAATCCCTACGCCGGTGAAGCCATGCCCTAGTGCTACACACAGCAGCTTGTAGGCATCTTCGCCATAGATGGCGACGTCTGCTGCATGGCCAGTTGTATGCGCTCCGGGCTTTGACTTCCTTGCCTCGATTGGATGATGTGGGCAGCGGTATCCTGAAGTGATGACCATTGGTTGGCCCCAGTCGGCGCGTAAGCTGGTCAGCTTCTCCATGAACTCAGGGTCCATGCCGTCTTCGTTGCAGCCACATTGGCAGCGCATCTCATCTTGTGTGAAGTAGGGAGAATCCCAGCTCATTTGCTATCCTTCTTCGGCGCAAAGCCGCCTTTCTTCTGCTTCATCTTCTTGTACATCTTCTCGCTGATCGTGCTCTCGCTCTTTGGTCGAGACGTACCAGCTGCGCGGCGCTTGTTAATGTTTTCGTACAGGCTCATTTTGATTTTCTCTTATCCATAAATCCTTCGACAGCTCCGCCGCCAAAATAAAAACCAAGGATGATGAGCATCGCGTAGTTGATGCTGAATTGATCCATGACCTTAGTCACTGCGTCTGGGTCGCCTTGTCCTGAGATCGTCATGCCGAGCACCAAGATATAACTACCCAAAAATGTTAGTCCGAACATCAGGGCTAAGTAACGCTGCGCCAATTTGAATGGAGCGTATGCCTGAAGCAAGTCAGTCTTCGCTTTTGCCTTTGCTTGGATCTCTTCCTCTGTGCTGGTGTGCATCGAGTCGATCAGGTCCATCCCTTTCGAGATGACGTCGCCTGATCCCAGCATCTTGCTGATGACACTGAACATTATGTGCCTCCTATGTTGTGATCTGTCTGTATGCAGATCGAGTCGTAGTTAATCTTGGGCTGCGGTGCAGTTGCCATAAAAAAATCTCTGGCCTCAAAGCAGTCCTCCATTGTTGGGTACACACCTTGCGGACCAACAATATATCTGTCCGCCTCCAATAAAATAACGAACAGAAACCACATCTTACAGATCCTCTTCCATTAGTACGGCATTGAGATAGACTGACAGCTCGTTCTCGCTGCTGCTTGATTTCGCCTCAATGGTAAAGTCAGTCTTTGGCGGCACTCTGAATGGGCGCACCAGACTGTAGTTCACATTGGTGGCAAAGGTTGCTTCCCAAAATCTGACCTGTCGGCCAGTGCTGCTGCGAGTCAACGCCCTGCTAAATAGATACTTATTTGGGTTGACTGTGCCTGACGTGAACTGTGCAGTGAATATGTACAGTGAGTGGTCGGCTGGCACTGTATAGATTAAGCCTTGGTCACTGCCTAGTTCCGCCTCAATGTATGCGTGTACTGTGGCATTGTTTGTGATTGAAATGGCGCCAGCGTTAGTGCCAGACAGAATGACTGCCGAGTTGATTCGGTAGAACTGGATATTGGATGCGACTGGTGTTGTGCCTGATAGTGTCACGATGTCGTTGATAACTTCGTAATCGGTATTGAGTCCTTGGATCAAGATCGACATGGTGTCGGCAGCAGAGGTCGACACGCAGCTCAGTGTCACCATCTCAGATGGGAACTGGTAGACACCGCCGCCGTTGTTGAACACAGTTTCATATATTGTGCCGATGGTGCGATTGAATCCAAACAAATCGACAGCTTGTGCGCTGGAGTCTCGACGGTGTGCGATTTCTAGCATCGCGTCCGGGGACGTAATTGCTGAATTAAAATATCCCATTAGTTACTTGCCTCACTGATTGCCCAGAGAAACGCTGCAATGACAGCGAGCGTTGTCAGTACACCACCGACAATGATGGCGATGTCGATGTACAGTTTCTTCTTGCGCTGCGCTTCACGCACCTGTGCGATCTTGGCTTGCTTCTCTTGCTCGCGTCGATCCTGAACGAACTTTTCGTATGCGTTCCAGTGGCCGGTCCACATCAGCATCTCTTTGATCTCGGCCCACTTCTGATCCAGCTCAACCTTGGCAGCGTAGAGTTCCAAATCAGATTTCTCTGGGCTGTCACCGGCTGACTTCTCGACAGCTTGCTTGGCTGACAGCATCTTGCCGATGCCAGCAAAGATCTCTGAGATCTCACCAGCATTTTGAGCAGCGGTTTTGACAACGGCATAGCTCGCATTGAAGGCGGCGATTGCCGTTAAGGGGTCCATAGCTACCCTGCAAACAATCGTTTGATGGCGAGCGTGACTACCGACCCAAGAACTCCGGCTGACATCACGATCACCCACAAGCCACCTTTGCCTTGGTTGATTGCGGCGTTCACCTTGGTCATTTCTTCACGCAAGAGATGGATCTCTTTCATCAGGTTCTTTACGTCTGCTTGCAGCGCACCGAAATCTTTTGGATCAATCTCTTGGCTCAT